GGTTATTTCTAAAATGATTTATTTAATTATAGGAATTACTTTGATTGTATCACTAGGAATTTATTTGGCTATTGGTACACAACAAATAATTGATGAGATAAACAGCAAATATAAGGATAAAAAATAATGATTATATATGGTTATTCAATAGACAATAGAAAAATAAAAAGACTATTTAGAAAACATTTTAATAAATATCTTTTTGCAATTTCTATAATGATAATATTTATAATACTATGGAACAGTTAAAATTATTTACTGAAGATAAAAAAACAAAAAAAAAATATACCATTGGTGTAATTAATGACTATGAATCTCAATGGTTTGTTAGAAATAATAACCCTGAAAAAAATAAAATCATTATGGAATATCTTTTAATGTACCCAAACACACGCCCCTTACAATCTAATTATAAACATTACATCTACCAGTTAAGAGATAACGCTAAAAAATAACTTGACACAGTAAATAAAAAGTCATAGTCTATACCTAACATAAGAAAGGATAGCACTATGCAAACACAAGTAATGACATTTTTCTTCTGGCTTACTGTTGCCACATTTGTAATGTCTACAATATACATCAGTTAAGCTAGTGTTAAATGATAGCCCTCTATGTCTATTTGACATAGGGGGTTTTTTATTATACTATATACATAACAAAGGAGATACAAATGACACAAATAAAAATAGATAAATCAGTTCACGACTATCATCAAAAATTAGTTGGTAGTATTATGACACAAAACAAAACGCTGATAGCTGATTTAAAAACTATTGCAGGTATAATGAATACATCTAATTATTTAGATGAAATATCTGAATGGAAGTTAAGAGTATTAAAAAATATATTAGAGCCCTATAGCGAGTTAAATAGTAGATAAAAAGTTTCGTTTCTCCTAACGAATAAAGCCCTCTGTGTTTCCTCTTGACACAGGGGGTTTTTTTATTTATACTACATTCAGTTTAAACTAAAGGAGTAAATCATGATAGACCCTGAACTAGAATCAGGTATCAGAAAATGGAAAAGTGAATGTAGAAAACATATCATTAAAGCTTTGCATGAGTTTGAAATGAATGGTGCTACATCACAATTCTTATTACATTGGCGATATGCAAAAGATTGTGCCAATGAATTGCGTGCTGATACTACTGATTGGGATAAGCAAATAAAATCTTTTTCTATGCCTGTATCAAGTGAGCATGGAGATAGTGAAATAATCATTGGTGCTTATGATGAATAGCTTTAATGATTTAATACAAGAACAGATGAAAGCTTACAATAAAATAAGCCGAACTGCTAACTTGCATGCTAAACTATCTGCACTCATTGGTGTAAGAATATTTCTTAATGAAGAAATAAAAAAAGTAGAAAAAGAAATAGAAGAAGATAATCAAAATATGTTTAAATAAAATTGACACAACTTTGATTCTTCTATATAATGAAAGGCGTATCTATTAATTTAGGTACGCCTTTTTTATTTTAACAAAGGAGATATATGCAAACACAAACATTATTCACATGTAAATTTTCAGAGTTTATTGGTGAATTAATTAATGAAACTAAAGCTAAAAAATTTAGAGTTGGTTTCATAAAAAAGAATGGTGAGTATCGTGTTGGTCATTTTGATTTAAAGTATAGAAGTAAGTGGAAGCAAGATGATGGTACGATTATAAAACGCAAAGGTAAAAAAAGAACTACTGACCCAAATAAATATTTACTTGCACATGATTTGAAAAAAGGTCAACCAAGAAATATTAATTATGATACTATGAAATGGATATCAGTAGGTAAAAAAGTCTTTATTATCAATGACTTATTGAATAATGACACAATGAGAATATCAACTTTGCATAAGGTAAAATTTACCGACCTTAAAAAATTAATCAATGGCAAGTTGACACAGTAAATTAATTAATTTATAATAGAGGCACTATCTGTTAATTCAGGTAGTGCCTTTTTACTTTAAGGCAAACTTAAAAAGAAGGAGTCATATGACAACAAAGGTAAAACGCTTACGGCTTAACGCAGATATGCGTAAGAATGCTGTAAGTGTTGTTAAGGATTTTTACGAGAGTAAAAATTCTAAATACAAGTTAGCCATGCAAGACGCAAAGTCTATGTATGATGACTTAACTCCTCATACCCATAAAAAAATAGCTGGTATCATTAGAGGATATCAACCGCAGGAAGATGTTGACACAATCAATAACATGATTGCTAAATATAATTCCAATGGTGGTTGTATTCAAAAAGACGCTTGCTTTTATATTGGACATGAGGTAGATAGTGTGGATTATAACGACCAACCTACTAAAAAAATAGAATCAAAACATTTTGATTTTACTTTATATGGTAGTGTTGAAGGTTATGATGGTAGAGACTTTGCTTACGCATACTATCGTGATGAGTTAAAAAGTAAAGGACTAAATCCTGACATTAATGCTCAAATGAGTATTGGAAATAAGGGAAACAATCCATACTGGACTAAACATCAAGACGCTAACAATGAATATCTAGGTTACTCTAGGTATAATGTTAATAGTGAGAGTGGTAAAAACTACAATAAAGAATGGCAAGAACATTACCAAATAGAAGTTATTGGTAGGTCTTACTGTGGCTCTCGTAACTTTCAAGTTGATGACAAAACTTATGAGTCATTAAATACTTGGCAGATTGCAAAGAGTAATGTAGTTAAAACACACCAAGCATATGTTGAGTGGCTTGATAAAAAAGTAAGTATCATTGAGAACGCATTCAAAAGTTACAGGTATTTTGATGAGATTCAAAAAGCTTGTGCTAATATACAATGTCCTATCAATGAAAGCCAAGTACACGGAGAATCATCTATGGCATTATCGGTATATGCACCAGATAATCTAGCTTCATTATTAAATGATGAAGATGACAATGATGATATCAAAGCCCAGATGATAGCTAGCTTTAAAGCACAGCGACAATCTGTCAACTAGACAAATCAGGGGTACTGTGATAACATAGTACCCCTTTAACTTATAGAAAGGAACACAATGAAATACTGTCAAAACCCAAGCTGTTATTTATACAGTTCAACTGATAGACTTCGCACAGTTAATGGAGAGAAAGTCTATACAAATAGAAAGAGAACTAATCTAGGTTATTCTGATAACTTCTGCACACTTCAATGTCAGAATGATTGGTTTAAAGAATATGGAGATAGATGTATAGACTACATTGGTAGAATTACTGTATCACAAACTAGACCCAAAGATTCTGCAGGATACTGGGAAGTAAGAATGGAACATGCTAGACAAGTACAGAATGAACTTGGAGAAAATTATGGTGGTGCATATTCTACTGAATGGTATAGAGAATACAATGCTAGAATTAATACAAGAGTAAAGGAGCATTTTAATAACCAACAACAAGGAGATACTAATGGATAAAATTAAATCAGTAAAAGAACTAGAGAAATGGTTTGAAGATATGGGTGCTACCAAAGAAACAGAAGATGGTATTACTTACTTTGAACTAACACCAAACAATATTAAAAAGGAGAAAAAAGATGACACAAGGAATGATTAAAGACTACAAAGGTAGAAGAAGAAAGTATGTAGTTGCAAAACCTGTAGACATGAGAGATAAATCTAAAGGTGTAGATTACATACAAGATACTTCAGGTAAAACTAAATATTTTAAATCAGTAAGAGGTGCATTAAAGTATTTATCTAAATTAGATTATCCTGTAAGTAAATCTGATATAAAAAGTGGGCAAAATTCTTTGGGGATATATATTGAAACTATACTTTAAGGTAGTATATATATGCCCCCCTGAGGTTGGGAGAACAGTATATCATAAAAATAAATTTAAGTCAATAGGCAAAGGTGGACACAATGACGCACTTAAAGGAGTAGTATGCTACAAAAAACAATCAAAAAATCAAAACACATACAACCATTTGAAAGGTTAGCCAGACATGTAATCATTCGTGGTTGGTTAGATACCATTGGTCATGGTGTACTTACATCATGGACACCTATTAAAAAAATAAAACAAGAAGCAGAAGACTGGATTGGAACAGATGAATATTATAACTGGTGTGAAATCGCAGGACTAGAAAAAGATTACGCAGATAGACTTTACACAAACTTTAAAATAGGATATAGTAAAGGTGTATGGAAAAAAGAAAATCCACACTCAACACTAATGCATTTATTTGAGATAATATAATGAACATATTTCATTTACACAAAGACCCAAAGACCTGTGCAAGATATCATTGTGATAAGCATGTAGTAAAAATGATATTAGAAACAGGTCAAATGTTATCTACTGCCTATCAAAAACATATGGGAGAAGATGATGAACTATACAAAACAGCTTATCCAAAACACCCTATGACAATATGGGTAGGAGAAAGCAAAGGTAATTATCTATGGTCATTAGATTTACTAGGTTATTTATGTAATGAGTATAACAATAGATATAACAAACATCATAAGACTACTGCCATATTAAATAAACTACTAAAGAAAACAGATAAAGTTTTAGATAAGTTTCATTACAAATCATTTCTAATTCCACCATTGTGTATGCCTGATGAGTACAAAGTTTCTAATTATATTCAATCGTATAGAAACTATTATGTTGGAGAGAAAAAAAGATTTGCAAGGTATACTAGAGTTGACACACCAGATTTTATGTTGTAATATAACATTAACAAAGGAGAACATATGAAAAAATACAGAGTGTATTATAGTGAACACGCTATGCATGAAAAAGTATTTGAAGCTGAATCTTCTCAAGAAGCTATGACTAAAGCTAGAAAAGAGTTAGAGGAAAGCTGTTGGGATACTGGCTCGTGGGATACTGGCAACGGAGAAGGTGGTCAGTTTGATGTAGAGGAGTTATCAGATGAAGATTAAAGATATTGAAGATAAAGTAGGCACACTATCTAATACCAGTAAAATGCCTTCATTTTCATTTGGTATATCTGCTTTTAAATGTAAGGTAGGTAGCAAGTTAGCTAAGATAAAAGGCACAACTTGTTATGACTGCTATGCACTTAAAGGTTTCTATCGTATGCCTATTGTAATGGACTCACATAAAAAACGATATGAAGCTATGACCAATCCAGATTGGGTTGATGCTATGACTATGCTTATCAAACTTAAATATAAAAACTTACCCAAAGAAAAGAAATACTTTAGATGGTTTGACTCTGGAGATATACCAAGTATTGAAGTATTAAATAATATTATACAGGTATGTAAAAATACACCTGATATAAAACATTGGATACCAACACGAGAGTATAGTACAATATCAAATATAGATATAAAATCTTTACCAAAGAATTTAATCATTCGTGCTAGTGCTGTAAAAGTAAATGGTAAGCCACCTAAGTTTTGGAAGTGGACATCAACTGTACATACAGCAGGCACAAAACATATTGGTAGACCTTGTCCTGCACTTAAACAAGATGGAGAGTGTAGAGATTGTAGAGCATGTTGGAAGAAGTCTATTAAGAATATTTCATATGAACAACACTAACTGAAAGGACAACATATGGACACAGCAACAATAAAACAAGCAGTTGAATTAAGAAAGGCACATCTTAATTTAATTAGATATTCACTCGACAAGGGTCATAGCATTACTGTACACTATGGTGATGGTGATGATGAAGTAACAATGTCAAGAGACTTTGCTTTAATAAAAGATGCTGCCGAAACCTGTGATGAAAGCTTTATATTAATATATGATAACAACAAAAAGAAAATAGGTTGGGCTTGGGTCATATTTGGTAACGAGGATAATGAATTAGTATCTGACTATAGTGTTACTAAATTTATGGATACATGGTGGGATCAATTTCAACAAATGTACGAGGCAACTTCTTGATAAAATTTGACCCAGAAAAACAAGCACCAAGATGGGAAGATAAGGAAGCATGGGATTTATGGTTTAAATCTTTTATAGAATATCATAAAAAAGATAAGAGACCAAACACCTATAATATTATCTTTCCTGTTGTTGTAGATTTAATAAAACAAAAAGAAAAAATAAAACCAAGAGTTTTAATTAGGTTAGTTAGAAAACAACTGCCTGATTTAAAAGGTAGCCAGATTAGTAGGGCTATCAAGCGTATGATATCTTATGGTATATTAGAATATGAACATAAGAAGTCATACAAAAATATAATCAAAGGACATTACTGGAAAAGTCATGTCAGATAAGGAGGACATATGAGTGAACCTAATGAACCATTAAAGATAATGGGTTGGCATATTGATATATCTTGGACAGATGGTACAACTGAAGTTATTACAGATTTACCTGATGATATTGCACAGAGTATTGATGATTATTTTTCTGATTTAGAAACAGAGAAGGCACATGAATTAGCTATGAAACATGGGGAATGGTAATGTTAGATTTAAATAAGTTAGATGAATATACTGTACGAGAACTACAACAAGAGATAGACAGTTATAAAAATATTGTTAAGAGTATTCGTAAAGTAATTAATAAAAAAAAGAAAGAGGAACTTAAAGAATCTTTAATAAATAAAACAGGAGTATAGCTTGACAATAATTAAATTTTGTGCTATGAAAATTATATGAAAATAAAAGCAAGAGTAACAGCATTGGGTCATACAGGTGATGTTGAGTTTGGCACACTTCCACACGAAGCATTAACAGATGATACTAGAATACAAGAAGCAAACAAAATTGTACGAGAAGAAGTTATAAAAAGAATTTTAGATATAGAATTTAAACCTTCTGGTACAGTAAAAGACCTAACACATATTTTATGGGAGATTATTTAATGACATACGAAGAACAATTAAGAGTTGTACATTCCTATTTAATACCACCTGATACTACGATGAGATTAGATTGCCCATTCTGTAATCATAAGAACACATTGAGTGTAACCAATGATGATAATAGAATGAGTTGGCATTGTTTTCATGCATCGTGTACAGCAAAAGGTACAGAAAAAAAACGAATGTCTATGGCAACAATAAAAAAAATATTTAATTCAGAGCCAGTAACACAAGAGGATAAATTTAATATTCCAGAACATTTTAAATCTTTATATTCAAGTGAGAAAGCTATGAAATATTTACAAAAAAATAATTCATGGGAAGCCTACACATGGAGACGGGCAGATATTAAATATGATGTAAAGCAAGATAGAGTTGTGTTTCTAGTTAAAGAGTATGATAATGTTAGAGGTGCAGTAGGTAGAGCATTATCAAAAGACACACAACCTAAATGGTTTATGTATGGAAATAAAAATGTACCATTTAAATGTGGTGATTGCAAAGATGCTGTACTTGTAGAAGATTGTGCAAGTGCATGTGCTGTATCCAATGTACTAACTGGTGTTGCACTTATGGGTACAAGTTATAATAATTCTTTTGATAAATATTTAAAAGGATATGAAACTATATATGTTGCACTAGATCGTGATGCTACATCTAAAGCATTTGACATAGCAAACAATTTAAGATATAGAGGATTTGAAAATGTAAAAGTTAAAATACTTGAAGATGATTTAAAGTATTACAACACACAACAAATAGAGGAGATATTTTATGATAAAAAAAATATATAAAATAACTTTATCATTGTTTTTATTAATTACTGTGGTATCGTGTACTACTCCAAAGACTATTGAGTTTGGAAAAAAATGTACAGGTGATGGTAAAGTTTATTCATATGTATGGATAAAAGATAAAAACTCTGATGCAAATATAAAACCAACAAACTGTGTATAAAAGTATGGCTAGAGACGATAGGGGTGATTGTGATTTAACTAAAAGAATTGATGTTCTTACTTCAGAAAACAAACGACTAAAGTTTCTAGCCACAGAGTTATATGTAAAATTAATTAAGGAAAGAAAAAAAATACAAAGGTACAGAAAATTTGTAAAGTATTTGGAAGGAGGAATTAGTGGTAGAAAAACAGATTATTAAACTACTATTAGAAAAAAACTTTTACAATAAATACAAAAGCCAGATAGCGTCATCAGTATTTGAAGGTAACTATGGTTCGCTGTTTAGCACAATACAAAAAGCACACGAGGAATATGAAGACGATATAAACTTAGACGACTTATATTCTCTACATACTACTAAATATAATCCTGCATTAACACGAGCAATGAAAATTGCTATTAGTGAATTGATAGAAGATATAAGAGAAGTAGAAAAACCAAACAATAAAATAACATCTGATATACTAAACATCTTAAAGGAAAGAGATGTTGCACAAAAGATTGCAGTTCAAGCTACTGAAATTTACAATGGTGCACCTGCTAATTTTAATCCTATTAAAACTTTGATTGAAGATTTTGAAAATCAAAAACCTATTGAAGAAGTTGATGCAGTTACAGATAACATAGGTGAACTTATAAATAAACTAAGTGTAACAACTAAATGGAAATTTAACTTGCAAATGTTAAAAAATAATGTAGGTGGAATTGGTCCTGGAAATTTTATGATTGCATTTGCTAGACCAGAAACAGGTAAGACTGCATTTTGGGTTAGTCTTGTTGCAAGTGAAGATGGTTTTGCAAAACAAGGTGCAAAGGTTCATGCATTTATTAATGAAGAACCTGCTGTTCGTACACAAATGAGAGCTATTAATGCATGGACAGGATACACTAAAGATGAAATTATAAATAATCTAAAAGAATCACATGAATTATGGAGTGAGATAAAAGATAATATTAAAATGTTAGATGTAGTTGACTGGTCAATGGATGATATTGATGTACATTGTGACAAGTACAAACCAGATATTATTATTATTGATCAGCTTGATAAGGTTAGTGTTAAAGGTACATATGCAAGGACTGATGAAAAACTTAGAGCAATTTATACAAGTGCAAGAGAGATAGCAAAGAGACATAACTGTGCTGTAATTGCAATCTCACAAGCATCCGCAGATGCACATAATAGAACGACACTATCATTTGATATGATGGAGAACTCTAAAACTGGAAAAGCTGCTGAAGCTGATTTGATAATAGGTATAGGTAAGTATCAAGTCACACCAGAAGACCCAGACTTAGATAGAACTTTATGTATAAGTAAAAATAAAATTACTGGATATCATGGTGCACCAGTAGTTAGAATTGCAAAAGAAATAAGTAGATATACTGATTAGAAAGGAAACAATATGATAACAGTTATTGATTTAGAAACTTCATTTAGAAAAGACCCAGAGTCTGGTAGAATTGATCCACTACCTTTTCACCCAGATAATATATTAGTTAGCTGTGGTATTCATTCTAAATATGGAGAGGAATATTATTTTCTTAATCATTCAGAACATGTAAGTAAAGGTGGTGCAGCTAGAATACAGGAAATATTATATGAAACTACACTACTTGTAGGTCACAATATTAAATTTGATTTAACTTGGTTGCTTGAATCTGGATTTAAATATAATGGTAGAATATATGATACCATGATTGGTGAATATGTTTTACTCAGAGGAATTAAAAATACCTTATCACTTGATGGTATCTGTAAGAAAAGAAAAATAGGAATGAAAGATGATAAGATAAAAGAATTTACAGACAGAGGTGTTTCATTTGAAAATATACCTGCCAATATTGTAGAGGAATATGGTAGACAAGATGTTAGAATTACTCGTAGTTTATTTGATGCACAAATGGCAGACTTTAGAATGGATAAGAATAAAGGTCTACTTAAAACAGTTAAGATGATGAATGAGTTTACTGTTGTACTAACAGATATGGAACGCAATGGTATCAATGTAGATTTAATTGCATTAGCTGATGTTGAAAAACAATATAGAGCAGAGTATGTATACCTTCGTGGTGAGATTGAAAAAACTATTTATAGTAAAATGGGTGATACTAAAATTAATCCTAATAGTACAGAGCAATTATCGTGGTTAATCTATTCTAAAAAAGTAAAAGACAAAGAGAGATGGAAATCTTTATTTAATATTGGAATAGATAAAACTACCAAAAAACAAAAGAGAAGACCTAAACTTAGTTTATCTCAGATAACAAAATTAGTTAATGAGAATACAGAAGTTATACATAAAACTTCTTCGTCACAATGTACAGGTTGTTTAGGTAAAGGTGTAATTAAAAAAATAAAAAAGGATGGAAGTCCATATAAAAATTATTCTAAATGTTCTGACTGTGATGGTGAAGGTGTTATCTATTCTAGTCTAGGTAAAATTGCAGGATTCAATCAGAAACCAAAAAGTGTTTATGATATAGCTGAAGGTGGATTTAAAACAGATAGAGTTACTCTAGCTAAAATGTCTGCTAAATCTAGTGGTGAATTAAAAGAATTTATAGATAATATTATGAGGTATAATGCTATAGATACATACTTATCTACCTTTGTTAATGGATTAAAAGAACATACAAATGAAGATGGATTACTACATCCTAAGTTTATGCAGGCAGTTACAGCAACAGGAAGATTATCAAGTAGAGATCCAAACTTTCAAAATCAACCTAGAGCAAAAACATTTCCTATTCGTGGTGTTATTAAATCTAGATTTAAAGGTGGTAAAATACTTGAAGTAGACTTTGCACAATTAGAATTTAGAACTGCTGTATTTCTTGCACAAGATAAG